TTTATAAATAAATATAACTGAATAGCGTTCCGCGATTAAATAACAGCTAAACAAATACAACCTATACGCGAAGCGTTAGGCGTGGGTTATCCTACCAAGATATAATTACTTATAAGATTGTAATTAGTATTAGTATCTTTTCAACCCAGAACATAACATTTACATTATGGGATATTATAAGACAATAGACATTAACGCTTCCCGCTTAAATAATCGCGGGGCGTTGCATATATGCAACACGCTTCGCGTGTTCCGTGTTCGCGTTCCGCGTGTGTGCGTTCCTTGTTTAACAATTAAGTAATAGCGTAGCTATTACCAATCCAAAATGAAAGTGAAATACGAAGTATTTTTCTTTACCCTATACACCCTAAACTAGAATATGTAACTAGAGATAGTGGTAAAGTCAAAGATTTGAACATTCCTACGCGCCAAAATCATTTCCAAAATATATGTTGTTTTATGCACCCTATCCCCAAAAAAATAATATTTATAAATATTGCAATGCCTCAAAAATTTTATAAAAAATTTTTATGAAACACTTTTTTGTAATGTTCACTATGCTTTCAAGCTCTTTCTTATTTGTTAATAATACTGTATAATTAAGGGTTCTATGGAAGAGATAATACTAACAGAAGAACAGATAGAGAAATTACCTATAGATGCACGTAAAGATTATAGAAAATATTATCTTATGTTGCATGAGAAGAAAAACAAAACAGAAATCAATAATAATTTCTTAAAGTTTGTTAAAACTGTTTGGCCAGATTTCGTTGAAGGTTCTCATCATAAAAAAATTGCTGATCAGTTCAATAGACTTGCAAGAGGTGATATCAATCGTTTAATAATCAATATGCCACCAAGGCATACTAAATCAGAGTTTGCCTCGTTCCTGCTCCCCGCTTGGATGATAGGTAAGAATCCTAAACTAAAGATTATCCAAACTACTCACACCGCGGAGCTCGCTGTTCGGTTCGGTAGAAAAGCTAAAACACTCATTGACAGCGAAGACTATCAGAAAATATTTCAAACAAGATTACGTGAAGACTCTCAAGCTGCTGGACGTTGGGAAACGGAACAAGGTGGTGAATACTTTGCAGCCGGTGTCGGCGGTGCGATAACAGGTCGAGGCGCTGATCTATTAATAATAGATGATCCGCATTCAGAGCAGGACGCTTTGAATCCCGAAGCGCTGGAACGTGCTTATGAATGGTATACATCAGGTCCTCGTCAGCGATTACAACCTGGTGGTAAAATTGTAGTCGTTATGACGCGTTGGTCAGTTAAAGATTTAACAGCACAACTTATAAAATCATCTGCTGAAACAAAAGCAGATCAATGGGAGCTTATAGAGTTTCCAGCAATACTACCAGATAATCAACCCGTATGGCCAGAGTATTGGAAGTTATCAGAATTAGAATCAGTGAAAGCATCTCTATCGGTGCAGAAATGGAATGCTCAATGGATGCAAAATCCAACGGCAGAAGAAGGATCAATCATTAAACGCGAATGGTGGAGAGTTTGGGATAAACCTTATATCCCTGCTTTAGATCATGTGATTCAAAGTTATGATACTGCATTTCTTAAAAAAGAAACGGCCGATTACTCTGCAATCACTACATGGGGTGTATTTAGATTGAACGAGGATAGCGAACCGAATCTAATATTATTAGATGCGGTAAAGGAAAGATTAGAGTTTCCAGAGTTAAAACGTAAAGCGTTAGAGCAATATACCTACTGGAATCCAGAAACGGTGATCATTGAAGCTAAAGCATCAGGACTACCTTTGACCTATGAATTACGTAAGATGGGTATCCCCGTTGTTAACTTTACACCGAGCAAAGGAAATGATAAGCATGCAAGGGTAAATGCAGTTGCGCCATTGTTTGAATCAGGACAAATATGGGCACCTGATCAAAAGTTTGCTGAAGAGGTCGTAGAGGAATGCGCAGCATTTCCTTATGGCGATAACGATGACTTGGTAGATTCTATGACTCAAGCAGTAATGAGATTTAGACAAGGTGGTTTTATAGATCACCCAGAAGATTATAGAGACGAACCAGTGATTCATCATAACAGAACTTATTATTAATATGGCAGGAATTGAAGAAGCATTTGAAAAATTTGTAACAAGAGTTTCTGGTAGAGAAAGATCTCCAGCGGAACAACCTTTAAGTAAATATAAATCTTATTCTGAACAAGAGTTATTAGAAAACATAGAAGCTAAATACCCAAATCAACTTCAAAGTTTTTCACAAGAAGATTATCAATTAAATACAATGCCTATGTTTGAACCAAAAGATGTAGCACCTTATAAATCTTATTCACCTATGCCTGTTGAAAAATATTTAAGAGGAAGAGAGTATATGGATTTAGCTCAAGGTGGTGTTGCAAGTATGTTTCGTGAAAGACCGGGATACGCGGAAGGTGGAACTTATCCTACTTCTGTTACTGCACCAAGTGGAATACAATTTGAACTTTTTTATAGTCCATTTTCAGGTAAACCTTTATACCGACCAAAATATGATCCTTCAAGAACAGATTTAGTTTATTCTGGAACAGATCCTGAAGAATTTTTTAAAACAACAATGTCAACAGGAACATCTACACCTACAACAACTGAAATACCAACAGTAGATCCTTTTTCTGGTCAATCTGTTTCTGGTCTTGCAATTCAATTAGATAGACCATTACAATTAGGAGATCCAATAGGATCTTTTTATAATGATCCAAATAATCAACCTATTACTGTAGCTAATACTTCAACAGGAGTTATAAATTCTACAACAACTGAAGTCCCAACAATACAATCACCTATAGTAAGTCCAGATGATTCAATGAACGCTTATCAACCAGAATCAACAGGTCCTACAATCAATCCTGCGTTAAATCTTTTAGGAAATTATTTTGGAATTGGAAGTTTACCTGAAATTCAAAATTTTGATATGTTTAGTAAAGCTCAACAACAATCAATTCAAGATGCAATATTAAGATCAGTACAACCTCAAGATAATTTAATTCAATTAGGAAATGTTTCTCCTACTAATATACCTGTTTCATCTTATCTCTCTTATTTTCCAGAAGACAAGATAACACAAGCTATGACTCAACAAAATATTAGTTCAACGGGTTTTGGAAATATAAGATCACAAACTGCAGATCAACTTCGTGCTTTAACTGGAGATCCAAGTGCTACAGCTAGAATGTCACTTGGAAGATTTAATGTAAATGTGGATCCATTAAAAGGAACTGCAAACATAGCAGACACTTATGATTTTTCAAAATACTTACCTGGAAAACCAATGAATATAAATATACCTCTTCCACAAGAATTCACTCAACAATTAATAAACAATCCTTACTACCAACAAACTTTAGCTAAACAAGATCCAACAACTTATTCTCAATTACAACAACAAAGATCTCAACAAGAAGCTTCAGCTCGCGTTACGCCTAGAATGGCATACGGCGGACGAGTGAGTATGTCTGACGGTGGATTGACAACAACGGTGCCACCTGATAAAGGTCCTGACTCACAAGGTGTTGAATCATTATTTAGAAGAAGGTATAGTTAGTCATGGCAGAAATTGATAAGTCATTACCCAATACAAAAACTACTATTGAAATTCCAGGTCAAACTGAAATAGAACAATCTATTCAAGAAGAAATATTACCAACAGATTCTCCAGTTGAAATTAACATGGATGAAGATGGTGGTGCAGAAATTTCTTTTGATCCAAATATTGCAGCTCCACAAGGGGGTGAAGATCATTATGCAAACCTTGCAGAATTTTTAGATGAAAGTATTTTAGTAGAGATTGGATCTGAACTAGAAGGACAATACAAAGATTATAGATCATCACGTCAAGATTGGGAAATGGCATATACGAATGGTCTTGAACTATTAGGTTTTAAATACGAAAGACGAACAGAGCCATTTAGAAATGCATCAGGAGTTACTCATCCAGTTCTTGCAGAATCAGTTACACAATTTCAATCACAAGCTTATAAAGAATTACTTCCAGCAGACGGACCGGTGCGAACTCAAATTGTTGGATTAATAGATTCACAAAAAGAACAACAATCAGAACGAGTTAGAGATTTCATGAACTATCAAATTATGACTGTCATGAAAGAGTATGAACCAGAATTTGATCAAATGTTATTTTATTTACCGCTATCAGGATCTACTTTTAAAAAAGTTTATTATGATGCAATCCTTGGACGAGCGGTATCTAAATTTATTCCAGCAGAAGATTTAGTTGTTCCTTATTCAGCAACATCATTAGATGATGCAGATGCTATCATTCATGTATTAAAAATTTCTGAAAATGATTTACGTAAACAACAAGTCAGCGGATTTTATAAAGATGTAGAATTAGGTCAACCTGCAATTAAAACAGATACGATAAAAGAAAAAGAACGTGAGTTAGAAGGTGTTAGAATTGAAAGACAAGATAGTATTTACACTCTTTTAGAATGTCATGTTAATTTAGATATAGAAGGTTTTGAAGATAAAGATCTTCAAACTGGTGAGCCCACAGGAATTAAACTTCCATATATTGTAACTATTGAAGAATCATCTAGAGAAGTTTTATCTATTAGACGAAACTACAAAACAGAAGATCCGCTAAAAAATAAAACTAATTATTTTGTACACTTTAAATTTTTACCAGGACTTGGGTTTTATGGCTTTGGTTTAATTCACATGATTGGTGGATTATCACGAACTGCAACTCAAGCATTAAGACAATTGCTAGATGCAGGAACTTTATCTAATTTACCATCTGGATTTAAAATGCGAGGTATTCGTGTACGAGATGATGCACAACCTATTCAGCC